TTTAAATGAAAGGTTAGTGATTTAGATATTCAACCTTATAAGAGGGATTTTTTGAATACTGGTAAAATGTTTGGTTTTTATTTTATCGATGCTGATAGAGACCTTAAGATGGACTTACAGCTGTACCACACAGCTAAGAATAGTAATGTAATAAATACTAGATATGTACTATTTATCGATGATAATTTAGATAATGAGCTTGAAGCTAAATATAATTTAACCAATGAAAAACAAAAAGAGTATATAATTAATTGGTTTAATTATAGTGAGTATATTTCAAAAATGAAAAATAATGATGAATTAAAATTACCTAAAAATTTCACACTTAAGGATGTTTCTAGTGCTTGGTTTTAAACGATTTTAATTATTAATCCCAAGTAGTCAATGGTGTATCTAAACCATCATTTTTTAATTCGTTCAAGTCAGAATCCATTTCTTCTTGTTGTCTAATATACATTCTAACTTTACTACCTAAATCCATATCATTAGGGTTTTCTTTAGATAATTTTTTAATATCTAAGTAAGTTTGGCTGACTAATTTTTTAATACTCATAATTATAATTTTTATAAAAGGTTATTTAATTCATCAAAATTGTTAAATGGTTTTAATTTATAAAACCCAACAAATGCTGTTTTGGTACCCCTAGCTAATAACGCTGGGCTTAGTATATGTGAATCATCTTGATACTTATTCAAATCTTTAGATAAACCTAAACCTAAGATACTGAATGTATCATCAGAGATTCTTATTATTATTATTTCTGGTTTTTTAGATTCTTTAAAAATAACTGGGTATTTACCATATTCAACAGTTTTGACACCTACATTTAAATTTAAACTAGACAAATCTGCCACATGATAATCATTTGAATCACCAATGCTTAAGTCAACAAATTTCTTACCCAACAATTGTTCTAAGGCTAATTCACCACCCATACCAGTTCTCCATCTACGAGCTTCATTACCGAAGTCTACTTTATGGTGTGCTTCACCTTTCTTTTTATTTACTATGTTTTTAACAAACACATCTAATCTTAATATGTTGGGTTCAGATAATTTGATAGTATTTTCATTAGTTATTAGTTCATTAGCTAACCATGTGTATATTATCTTATCTATATTTTTCATTATTCAATCTTTTAAACAAATATACGACAAAAAAATATAAGATTCAACTCTTATTTTAATTTTATTTTAAGTAAACGTAACGGACTTTTAATTGATTAGGTTGTATTGATGCCATTTGTTACTTATATGCTCTTATATCGACTCTTTGGTTACTCAAAAGCTGGACCTTGTTCACAGATTGTAGATTGAATTTGATGCCAATATGTATCAGCCTCATCTACCATACTATCACCGCTCATACCTTCAGTTTTCTTTTGTGCATCGATATTCGTTTGTTCTTGTCTTAGATTTTCTAATGGTGCGTGTATCTTTTGCATTATTCTAGTTTTTGTTGTCTCATCAACACCTTTCATTGCTTCTTCAACATAGTGTAATGCTTCACTATAGCTGTTTATGGTCATTTTATTACAAATGGTTTGTGTACCTTTGTTCATATTTTGACCATCAATCATTTGTTCTCTTAGTAATCTTTTTATAAAACTTTTCATATTATGAGCCATGTCTTAAATCAACTTGGTTTACAATTTCGAATTGAACCGCATTTTTTATTGTTGTTACTTCTAGGTTAGACGTTACTAGTACATCTAAATAATACATATTAGGTATAAGACTAGCTGTATCTAATAAGAAGTAGTAATTATTACTTGCCATTTCAACTGGTTGGAAATCTATTACTGTTAATTCAGCTGAGCCTTCAGATACATATAATCTATATTTGATATCATCAATTGGTTGAGTTTGTTCTACAGTATAAGGTATTCTAGCTGATACTAGTATTTTTCTGATATCACCACGTTTAATCTTTTCTCTATTTTGTAATCCACTGATAGAAACACCAACCTTTTTAGGTAGTGTGTCATTGTTGCCTATGTTGTAATACTCCATAGAATCTTTTGTTACAAAATCCAAAACAATGTCTTGTCTTTGCACACCATTTATTGATATATCTTTCCATGTGTCGGTATACATAGTACCTTCATTTGTTGCTGTTGTTGGTACGAGTATATCGATTGAATAAACACCTTTTGTAACGTGTGAAACTTGAGATTGTGTATATGATGATAGTATCACATCATTTGCATCATGTATATCAACAGTAGGTATATTATCTAAATTTGTAGGGTTACCGTTTGTGTTTACGTATAGGTATAGTTTATTATCTTTATCTAAAAAGAAATTATTTCTATCATCTTTAATATGGTTGCTATATATGGTTTCAACATATGGTTCATAGAATGTTTGAGTATTGTTAGTAAAGAAACCGACATATTGAAGTGGACTTGTTTTCATTAATTCAAAACTTCTGTCATATGCAATGCCTAATCCATAGTTTGTATCACCAGTCAACACACCATTAACATAATCAGTGATATCCATTTCAACATTTTCATTACCTTTATCAAAATGTTGGTAAGTAACTGTTATTGCACTAGGTGAACCAGAGTACACGCCAGTACCATTTGACCAATTAAAACCAGTTCTAGGACTAGTCCAATTTGATGGTGAATTTGAAAATGCACATTCACCATTTACTAAGTCACACACTTCATAATCATAACCAACACCATTATCCCATTCTTCTTCTATTTTAAATAAGATTAAATCAAATGAACAAGTTCTTTTTTTACTCCCCATAGTACCATTTAAAAGGTCTTTATCAAACGCACCAGTATTTGTTAACCTAAGTGTATGTTTAAGCTTTGTAAGGTCAGTAAAAGTACCTCCAGTATATAATGATTTAATTCTAGTTTCATCGAAATGAAATAAGAATCTACTGTATTTCTCTTCTAATTGTGTGGTACCATAGAATAGTTCAGCAATTGGGTTTAACCCAGTATTCGTGTTTAGGTTACTAACTATAGTGTTATTTTTGTCAAAGTAAGTTCGTACTATCATTTTCTTTTATTAATAAATATATAAAAATACTAATTAATTCTAACATTATTACTTAACATTGCTTTTTCCAAATCATCTGCTTTGGCTTTGAATGCTGCAACGGATTGAATGTTACCAGAAGCGGTTAAATCCGTAGATGGGTTTCCATTACCATTATGTACGTGATATAAGATTGCATTTTTCATCAATCTTAGATATTGTAGTAAAACATCACCAAATGGTACTCTGTGAGCTTTTTCTAGTATTTTTTCTAATTCACTATCACTAATCAAAGTTTGTTGGTTAGTTAAATCAAATTTAGGACTACCATCATGAGATAATAAATTAATCTTATTTGATACGATATTGGTTACTGTACCTTTTCTAATAACATCTGAATTAGCAGATGATATTTTAACATCATTTTTAATTTGGATGTAACCTTGTGTTTTTCTATTAAACGAAAACGAGTATGGGTTTTTTTCATATGGTGATGTTTCAATAAATTTACCAGCCCTTAACACAATTTCATTTCTTTTTTGTGTTATATCAGTATTATATCTACCTTGAACACTAACATCTTGTTGATTTGGGAATACACCTATTAATTCTGGGATTGTTTCTACAGATACATTAGGTTCAGCATTTGAAATACTTAACCCATTCAATGGTGAAAAATTATAAGATTCTTTATTAAGGTTTTGGGGTTGAGATATAATTGGACCAAAATATATTCTATCAATAAAAGGTTTATTATTATCTAAAGTAAAAACAAATACTGCCTCATCAACTTTTGGTTGTGTTGTTACCATTGAGCTCATAGGCAGTGCCCATGGTAAAACATCTGGGTTAACTTTACCATCAGAACCAATAAGACCTACTATATTATCATCACCACCACGTGAGCTTGGTCCATATATTCTAACTTTTATACGCCCCATATTTTGAGGGTCATCAACAGAGACAACTTGCCCAACAGAAAATATTTGAGTGTATTTAATGTCATTATATGTACCTAACCTATTGGTTGAGTATTTAGCACCACCTTCATTTTGAAAATACATATTATTCTCCTTTTAATCTCTTTAGTAATATTTTATTTACTTTATCAAACTTTTGTTCAATTTCAACCATTTGGTCAAAATCTTTAAGCATTTTTAATTTGATACTTTCATGATTAGCTTCTAATTGTTTTATTTCAAATAAAAGTTCATTGCTTGTTTTGTTTTCTAAATCTTCCATTTTTTATCTAATTATTCCATTACCAACACCCATTGTTGTTGTTGCCCCTTGTGATATTACTGGTATACCTAAGTTACCAACACCAGTTGTTGTTACAGAAACACCAGGTGGAATTACAACATTTACAACTGATTCTGTTAGTAATGCATTTATTATTTCTTCAATTCTAATAATTTCCATTTCTTCTTCTACGTTAGGACCATCAGCAAATATATCACCTACTTGTCTACCAGAATCTGACTGTCTAGAAATAATTCTAGCTGCAATCATTTTAGCTGATAAACCTGGTCTTAATTGTGAACCCAACATTATCAATGGTGGTGGTAATGGGGCTATTGGTTCTTGTGGTATATTGAAGGCTGATAATAGTGTGTTTAACACACCACTAACAGTTCCTAAATCGAATGTATTATTATTATCTGACATTATGTTAGTCCTTTTATTAATCTAAGTGCTTCTTGTGAAACACCAGTTAAGCTTAGTAATTGTGATTTTTTATCGTTAGATTTTTCAATTTGTCTTTTAACAACCATTTCTGCTGTTAAACCACCAATATAGAATAAAACTACTTTCATCATTTCTTTCATAAACTTTTCAGTTATTTTCTTGATGATAATTTTGAATAAGTTTTTGCTTAGTTTCATAAAATCAATAGCATCTGCGTATTCTTCAGATTCACCATACACTATTTTAAAATTAATTAAAAATATGAAAATAATTTTGGGTGATATAATAGCTGAGGCAATAGCTTTAATTATTGTGTTAAGCACTTTTTGGATGAAATCCCACTTGATGGCAGTATCATCTTCTGGGTTATCAGAATTATTGGCATTCTGTTCAGCCATTCTATTTATATTATTTTTAATGATTTCTGATTTATTATAAACAGTTGCCGAAGCTAATTCAGAATTTAAATCCAATAACATTTGTGGTGGTATTGAAGCTGCAACTTTGTTACAACATTCTAATTTTAAAATACCTTTCTTTCTCCATGAAGCAGCTTCTTGTTGTTTATACACTTCCTCATTACTAAATGTAAAATACCCATCATCAATAGTCTCTTTATTATTTGACTCAACAATTCTATCTATTACGTCATTTATTTCAGCTTCAGCTTGTAATTGTTTTAAAGATTTCTGAATAGCACTAGAAACAGAACCATAAATTACATCGATTGTTTTGTTGATTATTTTTTCAGAATCTATTAACTTACCTTTGCTTATAAAACTATTGTTTAAATTTGGTAATTTAGTTAATGTAAAGTTTGGGTTAAGCTTAATTGTCAATGAGTTATTTGGTCTATATTTAGTACCTACGGTCGCAGCTACAGTTGCACCTACCGAATTAAACGTAATATCTAACATATTTTCCCATGTATGTTGTGTGCCATCATCTTGTATAACCCCATATAAGAAAGTATTGAAGTCGGTGCTATTGGTTAATGGTGAGGTGATATCTCGATACATCAAAGAACCGTATGTTGAATTAGGGTCTGTTTTGAATAAGTCTAAAAAATCAATTTTGGATACTTGAATTATAATACCTGGAGAGGTTAAAAATGCTGGTACAGTAGGGTTGATACCACAACTAACTAGTTTTTGAAGTTCTTCTTTAAGAGAATTCTTAATCAAATCTTCAATTTCTTCTATGTTATTGCTTAAGAAATTCACAACAATATCAATAAGTATCGCAGAACCAATTAAAGATTTAATCAAATCACTTAAAAATGATAATGAATTACCTTTGTTATTGATTGAATCCATTGATTTTGTCAATTTCTTCTTTTTATTACCAACCATTGCTTTAGCAGCAGCTACCTTTGCAAATATCTTTTTCTTCTTTTCTAGGACGGCACTTTTACCTTTACCCGATTTAGTATTGGGTTTTGCTACCTTGTCGTTTATTTGATTATTTAGCTTATCTGCGTTAGCATTTATATTATCAATATTTGACATTATTAATCTTCGTTTTCTTCGTTATTTTTTTCATTCTTAAGCATTTCTCTTATGGTTTTGAAATCACTAAGAGAAGCTGAACCGTTGCTTCTTTCTGAAACAGCTGAATCTACATCACCTTTATTTTTTAAGATATCGTTTTGTAGTTTAGCAATTTCTAATTTGATTCTAATTGCTGAATCTTTAATTTTTAAAAGACCACCTTTTTCTTTCGCAATCTTAGTGTGGTCATCAACATCTAATGGGGTTGCACTAGTTGCAAGTTCATTTATTGTTTTTTGAGCATCAGATATTTGTAAACATGCATCATTGTACGTTTCTTGCATTAATCCTTCTAATGAATCAGTATTATTAACTTTAACATCTTGTTTTTTCTTTCTAGGCATTTGAATGTGTTTTAATTGATTGTTATTTAATTATAAATATCTTACTCAATTGTTTTATTATTAAAAAACCGCAATAAGGATATTGCGATTTTTCTATAATCCATGATGTTTTAATAACTCATATAATTCTTTATAGCGTTTCATTGCTATTCTAATATCTTTTGTTGATAAATTAGTGTAGTTCCTCATTGTTTCTAAAACTGAGTTCTTGTTATATTTGGACCCACCATTCATTGATTCGAATGCTGTTTCCCAATTTTCTAATATATCAATAAGAGCATACCCAACTTTCTTTTCATTTTCATTCAATTTCTTTTTGGGTGGTAGTAATTCATCATCTAACTCGTCTTTTATTCCGTCTGATAATCTTATAATAAAATCATCCATTGAAAATATATCACCATCGATAGAATAAGTCAAATCTGACCTAGTTTCGATATCACTAGACATGTCTTCGTATGAAGCAGTTTGTTTCATGTATTTCTCATCTTTTATAAGTAACCCAAGAATATAGTTCTTGGCTATTGTTCCAAAATAAGAATAAGCTTTTTTACCTCGACCAGCTTCAAATTTATGAACCTTGGTCATTAAGAAGGAAACGGTGTCACCATGAAGTTCTTCAAAGGTTTCACCTTTCCTATATAATTTATACCTCCTAATAATTGATTCAATCATTTTATCCAATGGTGCTTTTAACCATTCATTGAATACTACGTTTCTTTCAGTATCATCTTTGGATTCTAAGAATTTAATAACAGCTTCTTCTTCCTCTGGACCAAAGTACATTTCAGTAGTCCTTTTACGTCCTCTAGTAGCTGCCATTTATGCATTCTGAACCTCATATGTTATTTTTCTGTCTTTTGGAAAGTAATACTCTTTTTTAGCTTGAGCTAACCACCATCTTGCTTCTATTGGGTCTAAAGACTCTTTGTAGCTTGAAAATAATGAACCATTTCTTTGGTTTACATGTTTGTAACCAAATCTAGGGATAACAAAAACTCTAGCATCTTTGAATGTCATACGTAATAAGAACTCATAGATGAAAGTTAATTTGATACTTGGTTTAAATCCACCGAATTCATTATAAGTTGATTTACGAATTACCATACCATCAGTATTAAAATTTTGATAAGTTAATAATGCATTTAAATCCAACACACCTAATTCATCAGAAAAACTATTAGCCCATACCGCCTCATTTGTAAAACCGATAAAAGAACTATTATCATCCACATCAATAATGATTGGTAAGAATAAATCTACATTTGTGTGTGCAGCTCTATATTCAATTACATTTTTAAACCAAATCTTGGCAAATTCGTCGTCGTACTCTAATATAGAGAACCATTCTGATTTAGATACTGAAACACCATAATTAACTTGTGATGCAAAATCAGTCTCACCATCGTTTTCTGCAATTGTAACTGAGTCTTTATAATCTGCATAATCATGAGCTTTAACGTATTCAGCAACGTCACTACCTTTAGGTACTACGATTACTAATTCGTCTGGTCTTACTGATTGTTCTAAAACGCTTAATACAGCGTTACTGAATAATTCTTTTGTTGTTTCATCCAATAAATGAATTGGGAGGATAACCGATATATTGTTTGTTTCCATTTGTTTTTTAATATTAATTAAGCGTTAGTTTGTTCTTTAAATGATTCTAATTGTTGTAATAACCCATCTTGTAGATTAGTGATTTCAGCTTTTCTGTTTTCAACCAAACCATGATATACATCTTTGATAGTTTCTTTTTGCTTTTCAGTAGTATATTGACCTTGGCTTTCTTTGATACCTTCAACTAAATCAGTTGGAACTGAATCTTCTAACCATACTTTGATATATGTAGCAATTAATTCTGGGATATTAAGTGTTGTGTTAGTCCAAACACCATTGTTTTTGATAGTAACATTACCTTCTTCATCAACTGTTTCCATCCACTCTGGAATCAGATTTGGCATTTTACCAATTACTGGTGTATTAGATTCAATTGCTTCCAATGGGAATGTACCAAAACCAGAAACATCATCAATCCATACAGCTAAACAAGATTTACCCAATTCAGTAGCAAAGTTTTGTCTAGAAAGACCGCGTAATTCTTTAAATGTAACCCACTTGTATATTGGGTATTGTAAATAAAATGATTTAGCAATTTTAGCAGCATCACCTTGATTTCTTGTGTGAAGTGCAACAATTGGCATTTTAGGTTTGTCTGAATCTTTAAAGTAGCTAGGGATAGATACTGGAACAACGTGTGTGTTCAATGATGGGAATAAGTTAGATAAATAAATAGCTTGTTTAGTACTAGTTGTGATTACATCGTTGAATCCGTAATCTGTATTCCATCTCTTACCAATAGGTAATAACTCTAATAAGTAGTCATAACTTTGAGAGAATACAACTTTCTTGCATGGGAAACCTTTAACTTGGTCCATGATATTAGAGAAGATTTCTGGAATGATGATAAAATCAGCTGGTGTAACATTAAGTGTTTGCGATTCGATTGAGATGTGTGGAATGTTAGCATATTCATCACCTAACCAATCAGCAACACCGTTACTTTCTTCATCACCTTTGATTTTATAATCGTTTTTCTCATGTAAGATAGCAGCATTATACCCTAATTCATTAAGTAATTTAACATGCTCATAGATGTTAGCGATACCAGCAGTAGGGTTACCTTTAGTATCTAATGTAAAGAAATACAAGTTAAAATTTTTGTTTTCTAAGTTTTCTAAAACAGTTTTAACTTGACCTAATTGTTCTTCGATTTGTGTTGTTTGTTCCATTGTTTTGTTTTTTGGATAGTTATTATTATTTTTCTTCTTCTACTTCTTTTAATATACCGTAAGCTAACAATGTATTAAAAGCTAATTTATACGCTAGTGGTGTTTTTTCTAATGCTCTGTCAGCACCTAGTGTATCATCACTTTCTTCATTATAGTCAATCAACACTTCAACACACACTCTTAAAATGTCATATTTTGTTGCGTCAATTTCTCTGCCACGTTCAGTTGATGATTCTATTTTTTCACTATGTGTAACTTTTCCATTAGCATCATAATAAGTTGTTGTTGTTGTATCAACAATAAGTTCTTTTGGGTTATTACCCTTAAGTGTTATATTTTGCTCTAATGCATCAACATCTAGAAAATATAAGATTCCTCCGAATTCAATCATGTTTTTAAAGTTCTTCGTAAGTTGTTATTTTTGTGTTAAGAATTCTTTCTCTTAACTCTTCATTTTTGATAAAGTCAATTAAAGAATCTATCTCATAGTCAGCAGCCACATCTTTGTTATAAGAAGCATTTACTTTGACACTTATTTTACCAGATGGTTTTGATTCTAAAGCCATTGGACATGCTGTAATCAATAAGTCAACACCATCCCATTTATCAGCATAGTTTTTAACAAATCTAACTTTAGGTGCTTTTAAACCAATTTTAGATAAAAAGAAATAAGTTGATGGGATTGCTTTGTCTACTTCTCGACTAACAATTTCGATATCATGTTCACCAAAATCTTCAGTATCCATGATAAATTTATTTAAGT